CGGCTCCTCGCTGGTGATCACCTCTGCCAGCTGTCCGGCGTAGGGGTTTGCCAGCAGTTCCGCCAGTTCATTGAATCGGCTCCGGCTTCCCAGCATGGACAGGGTCATGGTAAAACTCCGGGGATTGTAAGCCACACGCCCCAGAGCTTCCGTGTAACGGATGGGGGAATTTCTACCCGGCACAATAATCGTATTGGTCTGCGACTGTGGCGTTGGAAAGTCGATGCTCTCCCGCAGCCAGCCCAGAGAACTGAGCCATACGCCGTTTATTTTGATGTCAGGTCTCATAGGCTCAGTCTCCTTTGCAGCTTCTGGCTCTGCCCCAGCTGACCGTCGATGGCCGGGAGCAGATGTCCCACCAGCGTCCCATCGTCCAGATACAGGCCCTTAGACGAATTATCCGCGATGATGGACAGATACTTCTCCATCCGGCTGGTATTGAGATAGCTGGACAGCATATTCTCCAACTGGTCATAGAAGCCCTTTAGCGGAAGAACCGCCTCGGCCCCCGCTTCGCCGCCGGCCATGAGGGAACTGCCGTTCATGCCAAAAATGGTCGGGCTGGCTAAGATGCCGCCCTCTTTGTACCACTGGATGGACAGCTTTGGTACGCTGGGCGGAGACAGAGAAAAACTGCCTGTGATAGAGAAATGCGGCAGCTTGATATCCGGGAACTTCAGCTTCAGCCCGGAGAAGAAGCTGCTGATTTTATCCAGAGCGTTTTTGACTGTTGTTTTCGCCGCCTCAATAGGCTTCGTAATCGTTTCCTTGATCGCGTTCCAAACGGAAGAAGCTGTGGTTTTGATGCCATTGAACACAGAGGATACCGTGCTTTTGACACTCTCAAATACGGAACTGACCTTGCTCTTGATGCCGTCCACCACGGTACTGATCGCGGATTTAATCCCGTTCCAGACCGTAGAGGCCACTCCCTTGATAGCGTTAAATACGGTGCTGACGGTGTTTTTGATGGCGTTGACCACCGTGCTTACCTTCGTGCTGATGGCTGTCCAAATGGTGGAGATCACATTCTGGATCGCCGCCATGACTGTGGAAATGACGGAAGAGATGGCGTCAATTGCGCCGGACACCTTCTCTGTGATTGCGTTCCAAACGGCTTCAATCGTCTCGTGGCAGTTTTCCCAGATAAGCCGAAACGGCAGGGTGATAATATCCCAGGCTGCTTCCAGAATGGAGCCGATAAGCTGGACGCCTACGCTGACCACATTCTTGATAGTCTCCCAGATACCCGTAAAGAAAGAGACGATGCCGTTCCAAATGTTCACGAAAAAGTTCTTCACGCCTGTCCAGACTTCGTCCCAGCTTGTGCCGAACCAACCGAGAACGGTATTCGCTACGCCCTTAATCAGATTGAGCGCCGCCGAAAATACATCCGTGATGCCATTCCAGATGCCGGAGAAGATTTCTTTGACGCCGTCCCACAGCTGGCTCCAGTTCCCGGTGAACAGGCCGATAAATACATCCAGCAATCCAGTGAGTACATCAAACACGGTACCCAGAACAGCGGAGATCGCAGCAAAGGCACCCTCGAACACAGGCGTCAGCAGATTGCAGAAGCCATCCCAGATGGATTTCAGTACATCCACAATGGACCCAAAGTCAAAGCCCAGGGCATTCAGCCGCTCTGTAACGCCGGAGGTAAATTCCTCAAACTTGGATTTGATCCCCTCCCAAATACCCGTGATCGCACTGCGGAATTCCTCGTTGGTATCCCACAAGTGCTTGAAAGCGGCAACTAAAGTGCCAATGACCGCCACCACCGCTAACACCGGCCCCGCCACGGCGCTGATGGCGCTGCCAAGCCCGGTAATGGAACCGCTGCTTCCGGCGATCTTTACGCCAAGTTTCCCGATGGTTTTTGCCAGAGAGGAGAAGCCCTTCATGGCGCTGCCCACAGAGGATATGGTTTTGCCCAGAATGACGAGCAGAGGACCGATAGCTGCAACGATAGCTGCAATGCGGACGATGGTCTGTTTCTGGCTGTCATCCATCGCGTTCAGCTTATCCACGAAGCCCTGAATTTTCTCCACGATGCTCTTGATAGCCGGGAGCAGGATCTCACCAAAAGAAATCGCCAGCCCTTCAATGGCTGACTTCAAAATGGTAAGCTGACCGGAGAGGTTGTCCAGCTGGGTATCCGCCATCTGCTGGGCCGCGCCGCCGCTGTCCGTAATGGACTTCTGCAAATCGTCCCAGGTATCGCCCGTGTTGGCAAGCAGGGAGTTGACGGCGGCAAGGTCAGTCTTGTTGAAAATGGTGCCGATGATATTGTCCTTCTCGGCGCTGGTCATCCCGTCCAAGCTGGTATTCAGGTCGCCCAGAATGTCATTGAGGGAGCGCATATTTCCCTCGGAATCGTAGGTCTGCACACCCAGCTTTTCCATCATTGCCGCCGCGGTATCGGTCGGGCTCTGTAGGGAAAGAATGACGTTGCGGAGGTGCGTGCCGCCCTCGGCGCCCTTGATGCCGTTATTGGCAAGGATGCCGAGCGCCGTGTTCAGTTCCGCCGTGCCGCCTTTAATAGACTTTGCCGTAGCGCCGATTTTCAGGATGCCTTCGCCCAGCTGGGCAACGGAAGTATTGGTGGTGGACGCCGTTTTGGACATCTGATCCACCATTGTCTCCGCTTCATCCACACCCATGCCCAGGGCGGACATGGCGTCCGTTACCATATCCGATGCGGAGGCAAGGTCGATACTGCCGGCTGCAGCCAAGTTCAACACGGTCGGCAGCGTGTCGCACATCTGCTGGGTATCGTATCCGGCAAGTGCCAGATAATTCAGAGCCTCGGCGCACTCGGAAGCGGAAAAGGCGGTCTCTGCGCCCATCTTCTTGGCGAGGTCAGACAGGGTGTCCATGGTATTGACGGTCTGACCATCCACCTCGGACATAGCGTCTTTGGTGATACCCATAGTGGCCTGCACCTGGGACACACTGCTTTCAAAGTCTGCCGCCGTGGTAACCGCCGCAGTTCCGAGAGCCGTCACACCCGCTGTGACCGGGAGCAGTTTCGTGCCTACGGAGGAGATGTTATCACCCACAGTTTTCAGCTTATCGCCGACCGCCTCGATTTTGGCAAGGGCAGCGTTGGACTCCACAGCCTGCTCCTGGAGCCGCTTTAATTCCTGCTCGGCTTCGATGATTTCCCGCTGGAGCGCGTCATATTTTTCCTGCCCCAGATCGCCGCTTTCCAGCTGCGCCTTGGCCTGCTCCTGGGCTGTTTTTAAGGTGTCCAGCTTTTCCTTGGTGGAACCGATCGCGTCTTTCAGGAGCTTCTGTTTCTGGGTCAGCAGTTCGGTGTTGGATGGGTCCAGCTTCAGCAGCTTGTTCACATCTTTCAGTTCCGACTGTGTGCTTTTGATTGTCGAATTGACGCTCTTTAACGCCTTTTCCAATCCGGTGGTATCGCCGCCAATCTCGACCGTGATCCCCTTGATTCTATTTGCCATGGTTTCATCTCCCCAAAGGCAGAAAATAATTTGAAATTAGATTGCTTTTCGCTTGCTTTTAGCAATCGTTTGTGATATAATAAAGCCATACAATCTAGTGAGGTGATTATAATGGCAAGAACCGCATCCAGAACCGCAAATGTATATACAAGAGTCGATCCTGAAACAAAAGAGCAGGCAGAAGCTATCCTCAACCAGCTTGGTATTCCCATGTCCAATGCAATCGGGATGTTCCTGAAACAAGTCGTTCTCCAGCATGGCATACCGTTTGAGATGAAGCTCCCGACTGCAAAGCCGGTCGCTATCGGTGGCATGACAAAGGAACAGATTGACATTGAACTTCAAAAGGGCATGGATGATATTGCTGCTGGCCGCGTTGTCCCCGCAAATGAAGTGGAAGCTGAGATGAGGAGACTTTATGGCGTATGAAGATGAACATTGTCTATACCGTTCAGGCACAGCAGGATTTAAAAAACATCTACGAGTATATTGCCTATTCGCTGCTTGTGCCCGATACGGCCCGCAGCGTGTATCAAAAAATCATACAAGGCGCGCATTCACTCGAATCCATGCCGGAGCGCAATCCTCTCTATAAAGAAGAACCTTGGCGTAGTCAGGGTGTGCGTTTTTTACCGGTTAAGAATTATTTGTTGTTCTATACCGTCAACAGCGAAACACATACGGTATCGGTCGCTCGAATTCTGTACGGCGGGATGGATATCAGCCGTCAGTTGGAAGAAAGCATCAATTTTTCGTGAAACCATAAAAGAGGAAGCGCCGATTCTTATCGACGCTTTTCCTATCTCAAAATTGATCGAACTCCCTTTGTCCGGCAATCTTTACATATGCTTTGTTTGCCACGCTGTCATTACCTTTCTCGGTCCAGATTTCCAGTACCAATCCGATGGTAAGGAGGTCGAGATCCGCAATGGAAATCCCGATCTCCACGCATCGGAGCAGGAAAAGTGCCGTAGTCATTTCCCGGCTGGTGCGGGTCAGTTTTTTTTAGAAGTCACCTGCGTCTGGAGGTTGCTGCCCCACAGTTCCAGAATTTCCGGCAGGATTTCATAAATAGAGAACATCTCAAACTGGTCAAGCCAGTCATCGATGGTGCTGGGGATGGTGTGGTCGGCATGGTAGGCCATGATATAGGCCACATTCTCAAAAATCTCCAGATCTTCGATCTCCATGGAGGAGCCATCTGCACCGCCCTTTTCCTTGTAGGACTGCTCCAGTTTTGCCAGGTCTTTAAAAATATCCCGCCCGAACTTGATGCGGTACAGGCGGGGAATGGTAGCGGAGGAGCGGAATTTCACATCCTTGCCGCAGATATTGATGGTTTTCTCAAGCATAACTTACCCTCCTTATTCTGCCGCCGTTTCCACAGGTGTATAGACCGACTGGTACCAGTTGGCGTATTCCGTGCTGTCCGTGGTATCGCCGGTACGAGCTTTCACCAGACCGTCCGAGCGAGGATCAGCGGTAATGGACAGCGTTTCGGTACCCGGCTCAATGGTATCCTCCTTGGTTTCGGACTCGATAGATGGACGGGAGGCAGTGCAATTATACAGCACATGACGGATCGCGTTTACATCGCCGTCAAACTCGAACAGCAGCGCGAACTTCACACTCTCGCCCACATCGCTGTTTTCTACCAGCACTCCGTTGGTGTCCAGCGTTTCCTGCAGGATTTCCGTGCGGAACCATTCGGGAATCAGGGCGATCTCCAAATCGCCGGAGTATCCGTTGTTGGTCACGCTGCGGAAATACACGATCCCGTCCGCATAGAACGGGCTGGATTCACCCTCCGCGTCCAGACTGATGCTGACCGCGCCGGGGATGGACTTGGGCGCGGCATAGGAAAAACTGGTCACGCCGTCCGTTTCGGTTTCCGTCAGCTTGGCGGCATGGACGTTTTTCAGATTGTACTTGACTTTATTTCCCATAGAAATCAAACCTCCATTTCAAATGTGTACAGGACTTCATAGAGTTTTTCGCTCTCAATCCAGACTTCTGTTTTTTCATAGAAGATGCCCTGGGCATCCAGCGCACCTTCCAGTTTCTGTTCTGTTTCCAGATCCTTAAAATCGGTGTACAGTTCGATATCCACTTCACTGATTTTGTCATACACCCTGCCATCTGCGGAGAAGTTATCGCTCCTGGGCAGGAGGTAGCAGATAAAAGGCGGGTCAGGGCTTTCTCCCTCGCCAAAATGGTCGTAGGCGAAAGGGATGCCCGTTCCTCTTAAAATTTCCAGCAATGTCTCCATGTCAGCCTCCTAATGCTTTCGTGATCAGATCTTCCAGCATCTCCACACCCGTTTCTTCCGCAGGTGCGATATGGGGGATCGCCCTTACTCTCCCGCCGCCGCGCTTGGCATGGCCCTTTTCCAACAGGTGAGCCAGACGGTACCGGGTAGGGGAGTACACGGTCTGCTGCAGTGAGGTGCTGGATTCCGCTGTCGTTT